AAATGCCCTGGCCCGGTCAGGATCGCATGCACCGCCGCGATCGGCACCTTGCCGCCTTGTGGCGTCGGTGGCGGCGCGGCTGGATTTAGCTGGAAGTTCTCCAGCGGATCAGCCGCCGCCATCTTCTCCATCTCGGCTTCGGACGGCGCGCCTTGCGAGGGTGGCCCCTCGACGCCGCCCTTCATCTTCACCGCCTTGCCCAGCGCGCCCTTCGGCATGCTGTGGTGATCGGCCAGATGGTCGATCAACTGGTTCATGAAGCCAGCGACGTTGCTGGATTTCATCTTGCCAGCTTCGGTCTTCATCAGCGTGGCGAGTTCGTGCGGATTATCATTGCCGGAAGCGATATGCTCCTCCAGCGCCTTTTTCATCTTGGCGCCAGCCGGTCCCGCATACTTGGTTAATTCCGGCACCGGCTTGGACGGTTTCGGAGCCGAGCCACCGCCGCCGCTCGCGCTGGTGGCGAACTTGCCGCCCTCGTCGCGTTTGACCGCTGACTCGTCCCACTCACCGATCATCGCATCGGCGGCGCCCGCGAAACTCTCGATCGCCTCGTCAGACGCGGGCAGCGCATCGGCGCGCTTCTTGATGTCGTTCTTGCGCGCGATCAGCTTGTCGGCCAGCGCATCTTTCTCGGCTGCCGTGCCAGGACCGTGGGTGTGAACCGCCGCCCTGATCGCGTGATCGGGAATCGAGGTCACCCGCTCCGCCGATTCCCGCAGCCGCCGGGGCGACATCTCGCCAAACACTTTGGCAGCAAGCGACTTCTGGCGCAGGGTATCCCACTCGGTCGCCTCGTTGCCGAACGCCTCGCCCTTGGGACCGCCTTGGGCGCGATAGAGCAACGCGCCGCCGGTATCGAGCGTGTGCATCTCGCCGTCGAGGCGGGCTTGGTTCCAGTCGTTCTCGTGCTGGCCCATACCGATCACGTCCCAGTTCGCCAGCCACGCATGGGTGGCGAAATTCTTCTGTGCGGCGCGCCGGTCCTCCTTGTTGTCGATGTCGATGTTCTGCTTGCCGTGGTGCCACTCCGACGCCGTGCCCAGCTTGCCGCCAACCGTGGCGGGCATAATCGGCAGCACGGGCGACCGCGCCATCTCGTAGAGCCGCGTGGCCAGCAACTCGTTCTTGGCGTGGCTCTCGCTCTTGCTCTCCTTGGCGTAGAACCGCCGCCCGCTGTCGGGGTCTTCGTATTCGCCGCCGGGGTTCGATCCCAGCGCCCCGCCGACCTTTTTCATCTTGGAGAAATCGAGCGGGTGGTGTTCGTCGCCGCCCTCGATCGTATGCTGCGCGATCAGCCGGTCGATCGGCTTGTTGAGGTGCTGGTGGAGTTCACCGGGCGGCACCAGCGCCACCGCCTCGCTCTCCCAGCCATGCTCAGACGGCGAGCCGCCGATCCGGCGGGCGTAATAGTAGCGCGCCTGCGAGGTGTCGCGCTGGGCGTCGCCAGCGAAGCCGGTCAGTTCGACCCGCAGCCCCGACTCCTCGAAAGCCTCCTTGATCGCGGTCGAGCGCAGGCTGTCGCCCTTATCGACGCCGCCCTTGGGGAAGCTGGCCTTGTAGCCGCCATAGGCGTTGCTGGGCCGGATGGTCCAGACCCGCCCGTCCGGTTCCTGCACGATGACGCCCGCCGCCTGCTTGCGCCCACCCTTGAGCGGCGGCACCTCGGGTTCCTCAAACTCCGGACCCTTGTCGGCCTCCGCCTGCCAGCCCTCGCTGGTCGTCGGGTGGTCGTCCCACGGCTTGAACGCCACGCCATGCAGGCTGCCGCTGGCGGGCTTCTTGGTGCTGAAAGTGACCGCACCGGCCGGAACGTCAGCATTGCTGGCGTTGGTTTCATGGGAAACACCCGGCAGGGAGGCTGACGTTCCGGCGCCTGTCTTGGGGGCCTTGGCGCCTTTGGCGCGCTGCGCCTGCTTGGCGGTCTTCGCGGTCGCGGCGCCACCGCCGGAACCGAACTGGCCATTATCGGCGCGCTTGATCTTGCTTTCGTCCCACTCGGGATCAGCGTCCTGTGCCTGCTTCGCCGGTCGGCGCAGCATCGATTCTGTGGTCGAGAAATCGCGCTTGCGGCCCTTGTTCGGGGTGAAGCCGAATTGCTTATAGAAATCGGTCAGCCGGGCCACGCTACTGGCGCCGAAATGTGTCGATGGCGTCAGCGCGATGGTCTTGCCGTTCGCGTCGGCATACGCCGTCAGGCTGTGCATTGCCTGGGTGCCGATGCCCTGACCGCGTGCCTCCTTGGGCAGCGCGATCTTGCTCAGTGTGATGGTGTCGCCGTGTTCGCTCAGATGATGGCTGATGCCGTGCTGGTCCCAGTGCGCCTCGACATGCGCCAGCGTCGCCGGGGCAGCACCGCCGCCCGAACCGAACTTACCAGACGCATCGCGTGGCTCGTTGGGATTGAAAGCGTCGGCGCCAAGCTGGACATGGCCGCGATCGTGCGGCCCCAGGTGGACATGGATCGCCGCGTCGGGGTCTTGGGTCACCACTTTGGTGTGGCCCTCGCCCACTTTCAGGCCGTTTTCGTCTTCCTCGTCGCGCGAGCCTTTGTTGGGGTCTGGCGCTTTGGGCGATCCACCCGCCTCGCCCATCTTGCCAGGACCACTGGTCACGGGCGCAGGCGAGCCGCCAGCGGGTTTCGACAGACCGGATGGGCCAGCGCCGCCGGGGGCGCCTGGAGGCCCACCGGGTCCGCCGGGAGGCCCTCCAGGGCCACCACCTCCGCCCATGCCGCCCAGTGGGTCGGGTTCCTGATTAGGCGGCGGAGGCGCAGGGGTGGAGAGGTCCAGCCCCTGATAGGGGCTGTCGGATTCGTCGGCAAGCTTCTGCCTGATCTCGTCGGGCGAGAGAACCCCCGCGTTGACATAGACCGCGTCGAGGTCGGCGTCCGACTTGCGCGCGGCGGCCTCCTCCTGCTCCGACATCTCGCGCAGCGGTTCCCAGGCATGGGTGATCGCCGGATCGATCTCGCCAAACAGCGATAGCTGCATGATGTTGAGGATCGTGGTCAGGTTGGCGTCAAAGAAATTACCCTGACTGGCGTGGATGAACTGCGCCCAGACCTGGAGTTCGCCCTCCGATGTCGCGTTCAGCCCAGATGGCGAAATTCCCAACAGCACGACAAGAGGAATGCCAACAGCAGAAGCCATATGCTCCTGCGACTGAGCCTGGAGATGATCGAGCGATCCCAGCGGCGCCGAGACATTCTTGAAATCCTCGGTGGTCTTATCCAACGCCATCAGGTTGGAATTGTCGCGGAAGTAATTGAACAGCGCGGCGCGCATTTTCATCTGCGTCGCGGCGCCCGCGTTCATCACGCTGCCCATGTTGGTCATCAGCACGGGCGTCGAGAAACTATGAATGAGATCGGAGACGCTCTGACGTGTGCGCAGCCAGTTGTCCACGTAGGGTTTCGCCATCTGCGACAGTGACAGCCCGCCGAACGAATAGGCGGGCTTCATCATGTCGGGCATCTCGCGGCCGATGAACGGCAACAGCCGGGTGCGATGCACCTCCTTGCCCATCACCCACCACGTCTGCGGCAGATAGAAATTCTCCTTCAGCGGATCGTTGGCGTTATACATATTCGGATAACACCACATCGGCTCGACCACGCGGACGCCTTTAAGCCCGCCCTGCTTGATCATGCGCGGATCGGGCGGCAGCGGTAGTTTCATCTGCGCCCGATCGTCGCCGTCGCCCATGTCGAGGTAGAGATGCGAACGACCGAAGAACCCGTCCATCAACGCCAGGACGGTGAACTTCTCGCGCAGCTTGTGGTGCTTGATGCAGGCTTCCAGCGCGCTGATCTTGTCCGACTTGTCATCCTTGCCCTTGGCCTGGATGCGAAACCATCGGCGGGTCATATCCTTGGCGATGGTCTCGGAGATGCGGCGATACTCGGTGCGCTGCGACAGTTCCGCCAGATAGGGGAAACCGAGCCAGTGCATGCCCTCGGTCAGCAGCCCGTTGAAGCCGCCGTAATTGAACATCGGGTTGTTGACATCGTCCATCGCCATCGGACGCACGTCTTGCGGCACCACGCCGGGCAATGGCTGTGCGGGCGTGAACAGGCGGCGGATATCGTCCGGTGTCGCGGTGCGCGTCGAGTAAAGCTGGAACGGCGTCGCGTTGTCCTCGCGCAGCGCGCCCATGTTGATCAGCGAATGATAGATCGCGGCGGGATCGAACCCTTGGGGAGACGCTGACGGGGCCGGTGGCGCGGCTGGAGTCTGGGGCGCAGCGTCACGCGCCAACAGCCCCAGCAAACCCCACAGGTAATCGGCAATCGCCATGCAGCCTCAATTGAACGGTAGCTGACCTCCCAGCATGTCGGGCGGGAGATGGATGCCCAGTTTGCGCAACTCGTCAGGATCGAACCGCATCGGCGGTTGTTGAGCGATCGCGTTAAATGCTCTGCTCGTTGCGTCAGGATCGTCGTCGTGTGCGCCCTCGGGGAAGTTCTCTAATTCCGAGAACCACCGCTCGTTCCAGCGTCCGCGCAGCACCAGGATGTTGCCGACCTCGGCCTGCGAGGAGAACGGCCCGAACCGCGTGACTTTATCACCCGACTCAGGACTGCTTTCCACGATGTAGCCTTGCAGCATGCGGGTCAGCGCCATGACTTGTGACTTGCCCGCCTGACCGGGGTCTTGCGGCAGCGAGGTGGTGTTGTCGTAGCCGTCCTGCATGGCGTAATTCAGAATGCGCCGATCGACCTCGGCGGGCGAGCCTCGGAACGCGTCCGAGTGCAGGATGATCCAGCGCCCGTCATGCGTCAGCCCGATCTTGACGCAGCACGTCCAGTCGGGGTCCGACGCGTCTTCCTGTTCCGATGCCGCCAAGTCCCAGCCGCGCACCGTCTTGGTGCAGACCGGCGGGATATCGACCACCTGACACCACGAGCGGTTAAAATAGAACCCGGCTTGCGGGCGAATTTTCCAGTTGCCGTTGAGCAGGCGTTCCCGCTCGACCTTCGGCAGCATCATCAGGTTGCCGCGATAGCCGGGGTCGGATCGCGTCAGCGCCGGATTGTCGGCCAGCCGGGCAGCGACGAAGGTCAGACTTTTGATGTCTTCCTTGTCATAGCCGGTGGCGTTCATCGCCTCGCGTTTATTGTCGAACCACACAAGCTGATCATCAGCGCCGCGCACGAAATAGCGCACCACGCCGGAACGCTCCTGGATCGGATAGCCGGTCTGCTGATCCACCCACCACTCGATCAGTTCCGCCACCCAGCTTCCGGCGTCGGCGTTACAGGTCGCCCGTATATACGGACGTATCGTGGTCGGTGAGCGGTTGCGGGAGATCAGATAGAAGAACTGCTGCTTGGTGAAGGTGGTCAACTCGTCGAAACAGATGCAGCCGATCTGGCTGCCGTGCCAATCGTAAATCGTGTTCTCGTGTTCCAGATGCGCCAGCTTGACCATGCCGCCCGCTGGCCAGCGCCACTCCAGCCGATGGTTAATCGGATAGCCCTTGGCGTGGTAGTAGAGCTTCTCGGTCTCCGACCACAGCCCGCCAGGGCGGCGCAGATCGACCATCGTGCGGCGGAAGATCACCGTGTCGAAGCCGGGCACCTTCTGCGGATAGCGCACGCCCTCCAGCAACAGCGCGTAGGATTTGCCGGAACCGGCGGCACCGCCAAAGATCGCAATGTCGGCTTCTGAATTTAGAAACTTCTCCTGCGGACCCGGCTGCGGCTGGATGCGTTTCCTGACCGCTTCAGCCATCGTCGGTGCCGGTCTTCAGGTCGTCCGCATCGCCCTCGATCGTCGGCGGCTCGTCCTCGGGGCGGTCGCGGCCGTTCTCGGGCAGATAGAACTGGAACGTCTCCTCGGGGTTGTCCTCGGACGGATCATACTGATCCGGCGTGTAAGCGCCCTTCGGTTGCCACGCCTCGCCGCCGTGGCGGTCGAGCCAGTATTTCGCCGCGCCGATATTGCCGCCCAGCGCCTCGCGCACGATGACGAACCCGACGCGCCCGGTGATGTGGTCGCGGCCTTTGGCGATCTCGTGTTTGAAATGCTTGTTGAGCGTCGCGACGTTGATCTTGAGGATATCGGCCATGACCTGTCTGGCGGCGCCGTTGGCGGCGAACACCATGACCGCGTGGCGCTGGTCCTCGGACGGCACGAACTCGGGGATCGGTCCCTTGCTTTCGCCGCGTAGCAACCGGTGACCCGGCGTGTCGGGCACCGGCACCAAACCTTCATCCGGTTTAATTCGCGGCATCGGCCATTTCTTCCTCGGAGACCTCGATCATCGCCTCGCGGCCGGTGAACGCCTCCCAACGCTTGATCGTCACGTCGCAGTAGGCCGGGCTGATCTCGATCGCGGTGCAGCGCCTGCCGGTCATTTCGGCAGCGATGATCGTGGTGCCTGACCCGCAGAACGGATCGATGATCAGATGGTTCGGTCGCACCCATTGGGTGATGATATGCGCCACCTGATCGGCGGGACGCGGGCAGGGATGCTGACGCTGGATATTGTCGGGCTTGGCGACCTGGGACGCGGTATCGGCCACATGCCAGTCGCGGTTATCGGTGCGCGCGGTCCACGGTTCGGCGCCGGGCTTCCACCACACCAGGATCGCGTCGTAGCCGTAATACATCGGCCCCTTCGCCATCAGCACGAAATTGCGCGCGCCGCAGAACAGCCGCCAGTCGCGCGGGAACCACGCAGCGAAATTGCGGATGTTACGCGGCGACTGCCAGAGGAACACGGGCGCGCCGTCAGGGCACAGCGCCTCGGCCTGTTCCACGATCCGCCAAATCCAGGCGCCATAGCCGCCGTCATAGGATTCCGGCGCGTCGTTGTGCTGATCGTAGCGAAAGCCGATGCCATAGGGCGGATCGGTCACCACGGCATCGCCGCCAGCGAGCCTGGGAAGCACGTCCAGGCAGTCGCCGCAGTAGAGGGTATGATCGCCCAGCCGCCACACGTCACCGGGCTGGGAACGCGGCACAGGCGGCGGCGCGGGGATGTCGTCGGGATCGGTCAGCCCGGCGGTCGGCTTGCCCATCAGGTTGCCCAGTTCCAGGTCGGAAAACCCGGTGAGCGACAGATCGAAGCCGGATAACTTGAGGTCGGTCAGTTCGGTCTGGAGTGTCATTTCGTCCCAGCCCGCGCTTAGGGCGAGCCGGTTGTCAGCCAGCCGGTAGGCGGCGATCTGCGCCTCACTCCAGCCCTTGGCGATCATCACCGGCACCGATGTCAGCTTCAGCTTGCGCGCCGCCAGCACGCGCCCGTGGCCCGCGATCAGGGTGCCCGCCTCGTCCACCAACACCGGCATCGAGAAGCCGAAGGTCGCGATCGAGTTGGCGATCTGCTCGATCTGGGCGAGCGAATGAGTGCGTGCGTTCCGCGCATACGGCATCAGCGTGTCGAGGTCGCGGCGCTCCACGCGGTCGGCTGGCCAGTCGGGCATGACGCCTCCCGAAAAAATAAATCGATTACCCCAAAGTTTTTTCTTGACTGCCGTCACGTAACGGCTCATAAAGGCGCTGCACACGAAACCTGACCTGGAGAAAACCGATGTATGACCTCGCCTACGAAAACGCCGCTCCCGGAACCTGCGGCAAGTGCAAGGGCACTGGCCAGTATAGCTGGGGCGCGATGATCAACGGCAAAATGCAGCATGGCGGCACCTGCTACTCCTGCCGGGGCACCGGCAAGCAGACCTCCAAGCAGATCGTCTGCAACCGCGTTTACAACCAATACAAGATCAGAACCTGGGGCATTTAGCCCCAGGCTTTTCTTTCCTTCACCTGAAACCGGAGTTTCCGAAAAATGACTAAGCTTACCAACATCGAGGCCCAGGCACTGCGCGGCATCCTGGCCAGCGACTACATGGACGGCGACACGGGCGAGAACGCCATCGATCGTCCGGTGTGGACGTGGTCCGCGAATCCGTTCCCCAAGAAAGTGACGTTCAGCGGCGCGGTGTCGTCGCTGGTGCAGAAAGGATTCGTCTGGGTGCAGGACATGGGCACCAGGGACGCGGTGATCGCCATCACCCGCGAGGGCATGGACGCCCTCGTCGCCAAGGTGGAGGACTGATGACCCCCTTTGATCCCAACGCTGCCAGGGCTGCGAAAGCGGCTCTGGCGGAACGCCTGACGGCGATCGGCGCAAGCTATGTGCCGGAAGGCTGGACGGTGGAATATCGCAAGAGCCTGTCGGGGATTTGCTACACCAAGCGCAAGCACATCGTGGCGCCGCGTCCGATCACCCGTAAATCGCTCTACATTTTCCTGCACGAGTGTGCCCACGCCAACCTGCACGTCGATAGCAAGCAAAAGCGCCACGCCGAAGAACACGAGGCGGAGCAATGGGCGCACGACACGATGCGCAAGCACGGTATCGCGGTGCCACGCGTGATGACCAAGCGAGCAAAGCGCCACGTCGCCCGCAAGATCGTGCAGGCGAAGAAAGCAGGCGCGAAGACGATCGATCCCGCCGCCGCCAAATTCGCGCGGAAAAAATAAATCGCCAGCCTGAAAGTTTTTTCTTGACGTTACGTGACGGGTGGCTTAAATGTCTGTCTGCACACGGAGACCCCGACATGACCGACATCGCCACCCTTCGCGCCGCCTTCGCCAAGATCACCAAGATGGACCCGTCTGGCCCGGCTTACCGGCGCCTGACGGCGATCCTGGATCGCGCCGACAACGACGCGCTCAAGGCGGTCCACGCCGCGAAAATTCCCTTCGCCTCCTCGCTCGCGCTGAACCGGATGATCCGGCGCGGCATCGTCTGAAACCTGAAACCTGGAGTAACGCACATGATCTTCGTTTATCACCTGACTGACGCCGCTTCCCGCGCGATGATCGACGCGGTCTATGACCGCACCATCGTCCGTCAGGCGGCAGGCTTACTGGAGGAGGGCACCGGCTACACCCTGGTGGCGACCGTCGAAGGCGACGACATGGATCACGCCTATCAGGTCACCAATAACATCGACTCGTCCTGGTCGCTGTCGCCAGCGCCCGGCGTCACCGTGCTGGGCACGCTGCCGGTGCATGACGGCAAGACCTACGGCTATCGCTCCTCGTCGGTGGGTGACGTGCTTCAGGTGGACGGGCCTGCCTTCGTGATCGCCCCGGTCGGTTTCCTGCCCCTGCCAGTGGCGGGCTGACCGATGATCACTTTCCATCGGCATAGCCGCAAGCTGACTGCCGTCCGACAGGACGGCAGTTTCCTCGCCTGGATCAACCAAATGCGCTGGAAGCCGCACATGCGGCCCAGTTACCTGTTCTGGGACGCGCAGATCGGCGGGCTGCACATCACCGCACCGACCATGAAGCGGATGAAGGAAAAGATCGTGGCGCACTTCCCGGAGGGGGTGCCGCCATGAAGCGCCGCGACCGCGACCGCGAGGATGGCGAGAAACGCCGCCCGACGCTGGCGGATCGCTTCATCCACCACAAGTTCGCCGCCTGGGAACGCGCGGTGCATCCCAAGGCGATCGGCCAGCTACAGGCGAGCGCGCGCAACGCGCATCGCTTCGTGCTGACGGAGGCGGCGGCGCTGCGCTGCGCGGAGGTGATCTCGTCGATCCCTGATCTGCTGCTGCGCGAGCAGCAGTTCGCTCGCGCGCCGTATGATCTGACCTGGAT